CCGCTATATCCACTTACACCACTACCCGAATATCCGCTAATGCCAGAATATCCAGAGAATCCGCTGATGCCAGAGTAACCACTTATTCCAGAATAACCTGATGCACCATTAATTCCGCTATACCCAGAAATACCAGAATAGCCAGAATATCCACTAATGCCGCTACCCGAATATCCAGAATATCCTGATACGCCAGAACCAGAGTAACCACTAATACCAGAATAGCCACTAAATCCAGAAATACCACTATAGCCTGATAGTCCATTTTGCCCACTTATTCCTGAGTAGCCGCTATATCCTGATACTCCGCTACCAGAGTAACCGCTAATTCCAGAATATCCAGAATATCCACTTGTACCTGATTGTCCAACTGCGCCAGAATAACCCGAAATACCGCTAAATCCTGAGTAACCAGAAACACCGCTACCAGAATAGCCTGAGAATCCACTAAAACCGCTTATACCGCTAAATCCAGACCAACCCGATACACCAGACCCAGAATATCCAGAAAAGCCACTATAACCGCTTACACCGCTTCCGCTATAACCAGATATACCAGAGTAACCAGAATATCCAGAAATGCCTGAGAAACCGCTGTAACCAGAAATGCCAGAGTAACCCGAAAAACCAGAATAACCAGATGTGCCTGGTGGCCCTACAATTTCACCTACATTGTTCCAAGTTGTGCCAGACCATACATAAAGATCGCCATTGGAAGAAACAATGTAAGCATCGTTTGGAAGATTGCCAACTAAAGGCAAATCCGCTGGTGTGGCAACCGTGCCTTTAATGTTGATCGATGTACCTTGCTGACCACTCATTCCAGAAAAACCAGAATAGCCAGAAATACCAGATTGTCCAACTGCACCGCTTATTCCGCTGTAACCAGAGAATCCAGAAATGCCACTAGCACCGCTATACCCGCTAATTCCGCTATAGCCCGAATAGCCAGAAATACCAGAACCAGAATACCCACTAAATCCTGACCAGCCAGAAGTGCCGCTAAATCCAGACCAACCACTTACGCCTAATCCACTAAAACCAGATTGACCAGAAAATCCAGAATATCCAGAGTAGCCGCTTGTGCTTGCGCCAGATTGACCAGAATAGCCACTATAACCAGAATAGCCAGAGTAACCCATTCCAGAATATCCAGAGTACCCAGATATTCCTGATCCACTATATCCACTATAACCAGAATATCCAGATGCGCCATCGTGTCCAATAACGCCATTTTGACCAGAATATCCACTAAATCCTGATTGACCAGATTGACCACTATAACCTGAGTAACCGCTTAAACCTTGTGGGCCAACTAAACCACGATTAATGCTAATCGTCTGATTTGGCGGGGTAGTAACTTTAACTGTCTGCCGTGCTTGTGGCACTACAGACACGGACACATTATTTTGATCCGTTACATTAACTTTTATACCCATGATTACTCCACAACAATGCCATCAGAGCGGATCAAAAACAACAAGAAGATGATGTAATCATTAGCGGGGTTTGATCCTGATGCGGGAAAACTGATTTTGATGCGACCAGAATAGGCTACGCAGTCTTGTGCGCCAATATCTAATTCTGGATCATCAGACATTAATCCCCAAGTTGAATCGTTAATAACTAAAGTAAATTTGCCTTGTGCGGCAACTTCATTTGTAATAGTAAGACTGATAGGCGTTGGAGTTGGGCTGTAATCACCAATATCAAACGACAAGCCATATCTTGAATCTTGAAGATTTGTAACTGTTCTACGAATGATTTGTGCATCAATTGTGGCAGATGTTAAATCTAATGGCGTTACACCATCAGAGCCTACGATGTCTAAATTCCAATAAGTTTGTTGTTCCCAAACCAATTCACCAGCAATACAGGGGTTATCAAATCCGCTGATTTGCGTAATAGTATTCTGACTGAACATTGCCATGATTAATCCAATTCTCGATATAGCCCCTATGCCCTCACAGGCGGCTTTAAATCATGTCTTATTTTATCAGCCCAATAAGGCTTTTACTTCATCTTGAGTTAAACCAAGTGCAGTTAGTTTAGCTAGTGCAGAAGACTTATGGTTTGCAGCATCTTGTTCTGCTTGTGCTTTAGCGGCTTGAAGTTCAGCAGCTTTAGTAGCCATTGCGTTTAAGTCAATTTCAACTTTGTTTCCATTTTCATCAAAAGCACCTGCAATATCAGAAATAGATTTTACATTTGGATATAAAGCATAAACAGCATTATGATTAAACATAAGCTATCTCCATTAAAGTAATTGTTGAAGCACCACGGTTTGCATAACCAGCATTTGCATCATCATTGCTTCGATTTATATAAAGCGTTTGAGTTGAACCAGTATCAGCACCTAATCTAACGCTATAAGTAACGGTAGATGTAGTTGCTGGGGAATCTAAATAATTGAAAGCACAGCATTCTTCTGAACCAGTGCCGCCACTTCCAGCACTACTAGAAATTAAAAGCCTACTACCAGCAGATGCTCCTGATGCCGCAGTTAATTGAGAGCCGTTTCTAAACAAAGCAAAATTATAAATACCACCATTAGTTCCACCAGTAAGGTTTACCAGTACTAATATTTTATTTGACGAAGATAAAGGAGTAATTGATGGAGTTAATCCAGTTACATCTCCGCTTTGACCTCCAGTTGCAACAGATGCAGAAAAAGTGGTATTTAAAGTAACACTTACCACCTGAACTACAGTCTGTCCACTACCATATAAAGATACTGACATAATATGTCCTTAAATAGCCACTAATTCGGCAGTAGTTGTTGCACTAGCAATAGCAGTACGACCAGCGACTAGACTAGCAGTAAAGTCTGCATCGCTAACAGCATTTTCGATACTAGCTAGAGTATTAAGTTGTCGCTTTTGGGCTTCAGCAACAGCATTAGCATTAAATTGTGCCAGCTTGATTGCTTTAGCTTTTTCAAAGTTTACTGATACTGTAGAACCTGACAATTCCCAAGCATCAAAAAAAGACGAATCTGCACCTTGTGGCAGAGTAGAAGCATCAACAATGATTGCACCAGCAGGGCAGTCTTTTGCTAAGACTTCTTGAACAGAAATTTCGCCTGTTGGAACTGTTACAGATACTCCACCATTGGAGTTTGCATGAATGATTATTTGAGCCATTTTTTATCCTTGATTATCTAAATATTGCGACAGTAACTAAATTTGCGTCATAATAGCTTACACTTGTTGGGCCAGCGGTGCATACGCTTACTCCAGTAGTTGAAGGACTCCAAAATGATGCTGAAAAATTATCTGTTGGTGAACCAGCAGTTCTATTGCCGCAAACTAAAACAGAATAATTTGAATTAGATAAAGCAGTTGTATATGCAATAGTGTAATTTCCTGTGCTATTTCTAGTTACAGAACTAATATTATAAGAACCATTAATTGTTGCGGATGAACCTGTAAAGTTAACCCAAGCTTTTGCACTACCATAAATGGCATTATCCATTGAAGTGCTATTACCAGCACCATCTTGTAAGGTGTCAGCGACAATCGTGCCCGCCATTATGCTTCTCCTAAATTATTTGTTACTAGGTAGATTGTTCCTGCCATGATTTATCCTTTATGAGCCAAAAAATACTACACCAATAGGGTTTTGGTCGTAAGTGCTTGCCGCATATTGAAATACAAATCTACAAGCAGTTGTAGATGTGGCTGTACCTTGTGAAGCAATATTTCCTAAATAACTTGAATTTGAAGAACCAACGGCAGAACCAGCAACTACATAATTTGCATTAGGCATAGCAGTCGTAAAGTTTGCTGTGTAATCGCCAGTACCGTTTCTTGTTATGGAAGATACATTAAATGCGTTATTTACTACACCAGTTTGCCCTACAAAATTTACCCATGCTTTAGCAATACCTAAATAAGCATTATTAGTGCTAAATAGACCTGTATCTGTATTGATTGTGTTTGCGACTAGTGTGCCAGCCATAATTTATCCTTAAACGATTACCCAACGGCTACCCGTTGAAACAGTAACAACAATCCCAGTATTGATGGTAACTGTACCAGCGGTTGAAGCATTAGAACCAGATGGAATAGTGTAATTAGCAGTAATAGTTTGACCATTTAATACAAATATTTGATCTGATCCACCGCCAGTTGCACCACCGCCAACCGCTGTCCATTGACTGCCATTATATCCTTCAAACTGTAATGTATCAGTATTAAACCGTATATATCCCGATGCGGGGCTTACATCCCGTTGGGCGGTTGTACCTACTGGCAAAATTTCAGAACCAGTTAAAGCGGTAATAATTTGTAGTGCTATTTTGGCGGCTGATGCTGATGCCGCGCCCGTACCACCGCTAGAAATTGGCAAATCATTGGCAACGCCAGAAGTTAAATCTAATTGCCCAGAAGCATTAACATGGTTTGCTAATTGGGATAAGTTATACGCATTTGTCATACTGCACCAGTTCTCGCAAAGGTTTGTTGTAACATAGTATTCGCTGTTGTTGTAGGGCTATTTGCTAATGTATATGTGCCAGAACCGACTGTGTAATCCGTTGATTCTAGTAATAATACTCCATTTTCGTACAAATTAAAGGCAAATGGATCAAATGCAAATGAATAAGTAGTTTGACCAATAATGGTTTGTATTACCGTGTTAACTGGTGTGCCATTCGGTACGCTTAAATTATTATTTGTCCATTGGATAATCTGTAATTGACCAGATGTAATGCCTGATAAAAATGTAATAGTTTGACCAGTAATACTGTAATCATTTTGATTAACTACTGTGCCGTTTAAGAATAGCAACTCATTACCGCTAACTAGGGTAAACCCTGATGCTGTGTAGCTAGATTGGGCGGTCAATGTAGCCTGGTTATAGCTAAATGAAGCATATACGCCAGTTGATGTATTGCTGGATTTAAACGAAATAATTGTAATAATATCGTAAAGAGTTGCGCCAACATTCAATGTAACCGTGCTTGCGCCATCGGTATATTCGGATGGTTCTAATTTACAGCCGTTTTGAAATACAAAACATTGCCCCGTAATATATCCAGAACCTCTAGTAACACTAAATACGGTTTGACCAGCAGAAGCATTGAAGAATTGTGCGGTGTAATCAAATATATCGGGTGGTTCAAATCCGACTACACGCCCATAAATATCTACGGTAATTGTTGCCGCTGATGCCGTTTTTGTGTATGCACCACCAAAGTTTAGGTATTGCTGTAGGGCGGCAACAATCGTGCCATCTGGATTGTTTAATACGGCAATTTCGCCAGTACCTACGGTAGTTGTGCCTGTGGCTGTAAGCTGACCCGTTCTGACATCCAAATCAATATAGTTGATGCCATCTTCCAAAGCTGACCAGGCAGAAGGATCATAAAGGGCAGAATTAGACGGCACAAATAAAGCCGTACCAGCGGCAAATCCAGCGGTACTTGTACCAAAACTAAATAATCTGCCTGTACGGTTGTTATAAACCAAATAATTTAATGTGCCAGAATTACCGAATACGGGATTGGCTGGAAACCATACATACGATGATGGGGTCAAAACTGGGCTATAAGTGCTAGAGTTTAATAAACCATAATACGATTTACCTCTAGGGCTAAGACTAAATCCTGTACCAATCACATCATCAGCATAAGCCACAAGAAGATATTTTTGGGTATATTGGATGGTAGTAGGTTTCCAATTAAATACCGTGCTGGCTGGGCTATATAGCGATGTTTCTAGCGAATTAACCATACGGCTAAAGAAATACCAACTTCCAGCGGGGATGCCAGTTAAAGTTACTGGCGGTAATGCGGTTGAATTGCCATATGGAATACCTTTAGGCTGTACGGCAGTTGTACCAGCAAACATTAATTGTGATGGCGTTGGATTGGAATAGGCTGAATACCAAACCTCGGCATACTCGACAATACCAGCACTACTGGTGGTTATATCAACTTGGAATGATGGGCTTGCCGCAGTTGGGTTTGAGTTGGCAATCGTTGGGGCTGGAATCGTACCAAAACTGTTAGGTGCTGGCAATCCGCTATTAGGCTGTGGCTGATACTGAGTAACGCTGGCATCGTCATAAACCGATGGGTCATAAACCAATAAAGTCAATGCCACAGAAATTGTGCCATCTGGCGCAAAGTTTTGCTCTACTTTAATTACTCTAAATAGCTTTGCCACAAAACCATAATTGGCATTGGTAACCGTAACAATATCACCCGCTTCCAATTCCAAACCAATATAGTTTACGGTGCAAGTAATCTGCAAATCCATCCGTGCCGCTTTTAAGAATCGTGTGGCTAAAAGCTGGGCTTGCACATCATTATTGACTAATGGCAGTTGAATGGTCTGGGCGTTTTGTGGCTCATTTGGATAAAGCAATGATGGTGCAACTAAAGACAAATTAACCGTGCTGGTATTAAATGAACTATTTAGGCTAATGTCTGGGAATTGGCATTGAGCAATGTTATAAGTATTAGAAATATCTAAAGATACAACTTGAATAGCAGAAACCATATTGCTATCGTTAATATCCATAGCCACGCTGTAAGTTGGCTGATTAACAATAACTGACCAAACTCCGTAAATTTCATTGTATTTAAGTAAACAATCGCAACAATTTACAATGCTTTGCACATTGTCTAATATGTTTTGAGTGGTATCTATTGCGCCATTAAAAGTAAATCTTGGCTGTGTTTCTGGTACGCCAAGATAGTTATTAAATGTAATAGTCTGGGCGCAATAAGTATTTAACGCAGTCAAACTATCGGTATCAATTTGTGATGCTGGAATTGCCCCGCCATATACGGTGCTAGTCAAATAATCATAAATAACATCGCCTGGTGCTATTCGCGAATTAATGACTTCAAATTGTGTTTGGGCAATAGATGTAATACCAGCATTGGCATTATAAGTTAAATGCACAATAGCAAATGCACAATTAGTCATTAACTTACTGTTGTTCCATTGATAAGTAAGTCCAGATGCTTGCATTACGCTAATAGCCGATTGACTGCTATTTACGGGATTGTAAGAACCATTGCTATACAAATATATATTTAAATACCCATTTACTTTGGCATCTACTAATCCCGTAGCGGGATCAACCAATCCTGTAACTGCGGTACTGGTATTTTGACCAGGATTAACCGCATACATTTCGTTACCAATGCTTACTGATGGGTCAATCGATTTGTTTAATATGATTGTTTTGGTAACAGTATTGATACCGCTTACTGTGTAATAAATTGGTGAGCCAGAGTTAGCAAATGAAACCAATAAACCAGAAGTGACGGGTATAGATAATGTGCCAGAGTAAGTAATAGTATTGCCAGAAATAGTGGCAATGCTAACACTCGAATCAGTATAAGTAAGGCCGCTAAACAAGCACAACTTACCACCATAATAGATATTGCCATAAGCAATGGAATCCGAACCATTGCCCGTAACTTCGCAGAGTGAAAGAACATAATATAAATTTTGATTGTCAGAAGTAATTGAAAGATCAGTAATTGTCCCGCCTACATAACAGTTGCCATAAACGATTGGCAGTTTGTTATTTGTTGCTGGTTGAATCTGTAAATTAGTGCCAGTATTTAACTGAGTTGTTCCGTTGCTAGTTGGGGCTTTTGGTGCGGTTAAAGCCGACACAATAGATGATGCAGTCATGGTTAGACCCATCATCACTAATTCTGGTTGCCCTGTTACTACGCCAACAATGGCAATAACAGCACCAACAATCGCACCTAAAACGCCACCACCGCCACCCATGCTATATTTTCCAAGTGTTCTGTAACTTAGTTGCACCATATCTACTGAAATCAGAATCAGTAAAACAGGAAAAATGCGCTTCTTTTATTTCGCCAGTTTTCTTCATTTCTGTACCAATTTCAATAAACTTCTTAAACAGCTTTAATGATGTTTTGTCGTTTGTGCTATGCCACATAATCTCATGTAGCGAATATTCCCCTTCAATAAAAAAACACGGAGCTTTCATTGCGACTAAAACACCACTTAAATCTTCTGCAATTAATATAAATCCAGCACCAGCCAGAATCATACTTAATTGCTTACCTACATAATCCCTTGACCACTTTGCTTCATCTTTTAATATTTCAAATCGATGTGTTTGGCAAAAGTGTTCTAATATCTTGTAAATTGCATCAAAATCAAATTTATTTGCGTACCGTATCATTGCTTTCCAAAAGCATAATATATTGTCGATATAGTGGCCACTCGATTCATTGATGTATCGCCAGGGGTGAAATATTCCCAGCTTGAATCATTAGTAAATCGACCAACCGTTCTGTTTTGTAAAATCATTTGAATGTTTGCGGCACTAACTGTTACCGTACCCACATACATACGCACTTCTTCCATCCATTGTTCGCCAATGTTGAAAGTATTAATAAATCCATAAAAATACTGATAAAGACCGCCAGCACCACCAGATGTAATTAAAGAGCCATCAGTATTGAAAAAACCTTTCCACATGGTAATTTGTGCGCCTTTTAAATTACCATTTAGCACCACGCCCAAAAGGGCTGTATCAATACCTACCAAAGTAATTGTGGTTTGATTGGCAGTAGATTTAATGTCCCGCTGAACTTTACCAATCCCAATTAACTGCCCTAATCCGTCAAAAGGCTGAGAATCAACTGCTGAAACAGTAATTGCTGTTGGTGCAGTAGAAAAACGATATTCTGTAGATGGCGTAACAATACGCACAAAATCCGCATATCGAATATTGTTAGTATTTTGTATTGGTGCTATTACTTGGCTCATAATACCGATTCAAATGCCTTAAATGGCCCAGACCATTGTATAAAACTATCATTGGTCATTGGGATTAAATTATAAGTTGGGTATTGTTGCAAAATGATTGGAAAGGTGCAACCAGTATAAGTATTGCCACCTAATGCAACGGTTGTGCCATATTGCCCAATAACCGCATATTCTGGTGATACCAAAGTTGTTAATAAGGTGCGGTGAACAGGAATAGTAACGGTAGTCCCAGAACCACGCATAACATCAGCGGTAGCAATATAAGCATAACGATCAACCTGGCAAAAATCGCCAGCCTTTACAATAAAAGAAGTTGAAGAAATAGAAGGCAAACTACCTAATACTAGATTTTGCCCAGATGATGCGGTTTGCCATTGACAAGCGGCAATTTGTATCGATGTCATGTCACCTTGATACGCAATGTAATTTACCCATCCAGTAGATGCAAAATTAAGATATTGCTCTAATGACTTATCGTAGTAACGCAAATTAGCCAATAGACTACGATTTTGGCTGTAAAGCTGATATGAGTTTGGCTTAAAAGTAAATTGAAATGGGATAACAGACACAATTTCAGATGTAGAAATACGCTGGTTACGGCTAATGGCTTGCCCAACCAATCGTTGATCCATAATCGTTACTTGTTCTGACATTGCCAGAATGGTGCTTATATCTGCCATATTTATCTACTTTGCGGTAATGATCGTTGGGCAGATTGATTAGCCGCCCATACTGCGGTTTGATTTCTAGCCAAAAATTGTGTAGCCGATTGAGTATCAATAGCAGACATATTGGCAATATATGGGCCGTTATACATTACAGATGGTTGATTTGAGCCGCCCATAACATCTGCTAATTTATTGTTTGGCACAACTGTACCGCCAGTTTGAGGAATAACCAACTCTGGGCCATTTTCACCAACTATAGCTGGCATACCAGGAGTTAAATCACCACCACCAGCGGCAGTCATAAAATCAGCAGAATATGCTCCCCCTGGTGTTGATGCTCCACCAGCAAACAAACCACCGCTAAACAATCCACCAAATCCACCGCCCATTGCGGCAAATAATTTCATTTCTTGAGCTTGCAATTCAATCTTTAACAAATCATTAATAATGCTTTTTGCCAAATCGCCAAAGTTTAATTTACCAGTTTGAACGAATTGATCTAGCGCATTAGTCATCGTATTAGTAATTGCACTAAACATTTTTTGCGCTTGCATAGCGGCATTATCAGAATTTTCTATATATTGTTCATATGCTTTTTGCCAACCATAGCTAAATGATTGTTGATATGCTTGAGTTGCCAATACTTCATCTTCGGTCTTTTGAACATAAGTCTGGGCAGTATCAATAATTTGCTGTTTTTGATCCTTGAGCATTGCAATGGTACGCTGACCAGCCGCAGTCGTTGGATCAGTTGTGGCAATCTTTTTGTCCACATTGTCCAAAGCCTTTTGCATTTCTGCCAAGACTTTGGTAATTTCAGCTACATAATCTTTTTGATTTTTAGTAAGCTGTGTTTCTGATTCTTTAGCAGTCAATAATTGAAACTGAATAGCCGCTTGGCGTTCATATTCTTTTGATAAATCTTGTGCCGCCAATAATTGTTTTTGACCCGCTGGCGTTACTGTGCGATTTACAGCTTCTTGTGACTGTTGTTTTGGTGCTTCTTTTGAACGATTTAAAATCTTCTGGGCAAATTCCTCATCGGATTCAGCCATCTTTTTGACTTTATCGTCATAGTCTTTTAGGTCTTGCAAAGCCTTAGAAAAATCACCATGTATAGCATCGGTTGTGGCCGCAATAACGCCTTGTATTTCTGTAAAAAATCCAACAATAACTGTAGCGGTATATTTAAAGACCACAGAAACAGTTTCGGCAGTTGTTTGCAATACATCACCAAAAAACTGAATTGCGCTGGCATCTTTGTGCAACGCATCATAAAGTTGTAATAACGATGGAAATACTGCGTTAGTAAATTCTAATGTAAGTTGATGTGATGCTTCTTTTAATTTAATGCTTAATTCGTGTGCCTGGGTAACAGCTTGGGCATACTTATCCATTTCGCCACGACCTTCTTCAAGGTCTGCCGCCAAACCTTTAATATCAACGCCCCTAATGCCACGACCCAAAACTTGAAACGCCAAACCGTTGCGTTCCGCAGAATCTTGCATTTTTGCAAGACCTTGTACGGTTTTATTAAATAAATCTTCCTCAGATAGCGTTTTTAAGTCTTTTAGGGAAACGCCCAATCTGGCAAATGCTTCTTGAACTTTGCCACTACCTAATGCGGCAGATTCAATTTTTTGAGTAAATCCAGAATAAATACGGCTGGTTTCTTCCGCATCCCCGCCATTTTTCATTAAGGCAGATGATAAGTTTAAAACGGATGCAACCGCTACATCATTGGCTTTTGCGGTTTTAACAACGGAATCGGCATATTCCATTGCTTTATTTGCCATTTCAGCAAATGCGGCAACGGACAGTAATTCGCCAGCCCGTTCTTTGAAATTCTGTAAGGCTTCTTTGGCTTTTTCGATGCCTTGCGTAAAGTCGGCTGTATCTATGCCTAACTTGACCCCAAGACTTGCGATATTTGCCATTTATTTTCCTTTTAACAGACTTTCTGGTACTTTTGGACTCATTAACATAAATGTTAATAATTGCTGATTAGCTTGATCCTTTTTATCTTGTTCTGTTAATGGCGGGTAAATATACCCATACACTCTGGGTATTATATCTTGCAATTTATAACTTGGCTTACCTTTTGGCAATAACGAATTAAAATGACCAGCGGTCAATGTGCCTAATACTTCCAAGATTCCACGATTGCCAATTAATCCATCTGCGTACATAACGCAAATGTCGGTAAATGTTTCTTCATCTATTTGGTTTGGGTCAGACCCGTGAGCAAGGATATAAGCCTTTGTTTGCCTACGAATCGACCCAGTTACTTTCCCTTTGAAGATTCGTAACTTGGGCTAATGGTTCTGGTGATATTGTCCACTACCTCTAATTGAATAGAAAATGGGAATAATTCCTCTACCATATCGTATGTAATAGTATTCATATCAAAAGATTTATCTTCTGGCACGATTAACTTAAACATTTCAGTAATACGATTTTCAGTAATTACTTTATTTTTGGCGGTTTCTTTTAATGATCTGCCTTTAACAAATACATCATTTTCTTGAAAATCAACATTTTCTTTTTCAAAATCGGTTTTATTTTCAATAAATGGTTTAGATAGTTCTAAATAATATTTATTAACTTTATCTTCATCAACTTGCTTAATTCTTTCCGTAATGGCTTCAAATTCCAATGTGGTTGGCACTTTGATTTGGAAAGTATGCCCATTCATTTCAAATGAACGAGTACGCACTAATTCTTGGTTTTCAACAAATCGTTTGCCTAAAGCATTTGCAAATTGGCTCATTTCATATCCTTCATGTGTTTTGATCTATATTTTTCTAATGCCCCGCCCATATCTTGACTTAATGAAGCTAAGATTGCTGGTGAGTTTGTTTCCAAAGCTGGGCGCAAAAATGGCTTTGCTGGCATTTTAGCAGTACCAAATTCATTGGCAACGGTTCTGGCATCCATAACGGCATATTGTTTAATTGCACCTTTATGGCTATGCAAGTTATGAAATGTTTTAGGGTGAAACTTACTGCCAGGGGCTACAGAAACCCTTGCTATGACGATTTCAGTAGGACTGACATATCTTGAGTGTTTATCCTTGTTTGTAGGCTTTCTGGCTTCGATTTGAAGGGTTGCCGCTAACTGTCCAGTATCTTTACGCACTAACTCTTTTGCAGTTGCTAAAGCTGGTTTCATTGCTTTTCTTGCGCCATTACGCAAAATGTTGTTTTGGTCTTTAGGGCCAAAATCATCTTCAATTTGATTAATTAATTGTTCAAATTCTTGGAATCCCTCAAATTTGAATGTAGTTTTCATTTTGGCTTAATTAAATGCTCAAAAATAGAATTATTGAGTTTTTTAACGAATAAAGTAATTTCGTCTGGCGTTAGCTTATCTGCATGATGGGAAGCGATTTGATAAGCCAAATCAACGCCCATTAGTTTTTGTTGTTGCCAACCAAACCAATCTTTAACACCAGAATCGGCTTGACCAGCTAAATAAGTTAAATAATTTGCTAAATCAGAATTGTTCTGTATCTTCATCATGCTCTATAGTTGTATTTTCTTGTTCTGATTCAATAATTACTGGTTTAAATGGGTCATGTCCACTAGCCAGACACTTCTTGATTGCTTCATCAAGAGTGCTGGCATTGTATATTAAACCGTTTGCAAATTTAACTTGCATTAGGTGTTATTTGACCAACCGTATTGATTGCCACGAGGATGAATCGTGAATGTGCATTTCGCTTCTGCGTTAGGTGCATTGTCGATAGTGAACTCAGAAACACGGCCAGTAAAGGCATATGCTACTGTGTTTGCGCCATCAACTGCGGCAATAACGAATGTACGATCAATAATTCCGCTGTAAGCATCGCCACGCATTAACAATAGACCAGCATCGCTTGGATTCCATGCGGCAACGATTGTCATTGAAGTTGGTTTGCTTTGTGTTGGGATAACATCAGACTGACGGCTACCAGCAACATAAAAGTTTGCAGAAGCATCATCTTGGCCAAACTTAGGGATTGCTTCAACATTTAATTGTTCGCCACCAGAGCCAGTACCGTTAGCAACTGTACCAACGATAGAAGCAACTTCGCCAGTCCAAGTAGATAACTGAGTAAGAGTTAATGGTGTTGGAGTTGCGCTAGTTTGACACCATAACGATGCCGAAAACCCAGGTAACACTTGATTTGGGAGAGCCATTTTTAATCCTTCAAAAATAAAAAGTTAATAAAATTATATTATGTTGGAATGTCTAAAGTGCAATCCATAATAATATGGTTTAACTTTACTGTATCATCATAAGTATTATACAACCAAACTACATCTGCTTTGGCTATATAAAACCCGCTTGAACCACCAAATTGCCCATTATATCCGTGCAATGATTGTAATATAGTATTTGATATATTAAAAGCATCATTCTGATCTTGTGCAAACACATTAATCTGAAAGACGGGGCGATCAATGCCCTTATTATTCTGGTTTTGCCCTGTATATACTGGCTGGTGAATATTTCTTAATTGCCAAGTAATAAATTTAGGCTGTTTAGCAAAATCACGGTTAAATACGGCATATACGGGAATTGTATTGCCCACAATAGATTTAAGCTGATATTGAACGGCTTTGCTATATACGGCTGGATTATTCTGGCTCATACTTGTGTCTGTGGATCGTTACGGTAACAAGTAAATGTAATGCTCATTTTGTCATTAGCTTCATTGACATCAGCAATACGCCAATCATTCCCACGCCATGCAAACGCATAATCCACTTGATCTGTGGACATTGTGACGGTATTGGGAGTGTAATTAAGCATGAATTTCACATGATTTTGATAAACCCGTTCATCCTTTGGGATGGTCAAATCGTTACGAACATCCATGACTTTAGCCCTGGTGGTAAACCACTTAGTCAATACGGTGTTAGTTTGACCCATATCATCAACTGATATAGCGACATTATTAACATCCACATTTTCAAAACGGGCGATTGCCATTTACAGCACCGATTCCAAAGTAAATTTAGCCCATTTCCCAGTAGTAGGCTTGCATTTTATAAGATACCTAATACTACCGATTGGAATTCCAGTAGATTTACTAGCGTCACTCCAACTTGGATAAATTATGCCATTAACCTTTACTTTCTTTTTATGTGCTTCTGAATTTTTTAAATTATGTTCTTTGCTTTTTGCAATGCCTTTATGAATCATTCGGCATTTTTCTATAGATTCTTTGGTGTGTTTTTTGCCTTTAAAACTTAAACCACCTTGAGGTCCATTGCCATCACCGCCAGCAGATTGATTCACTAATTTATAACCCATATCTTTAAAACAAGAAATAAGCAATTTTTCGTGTTCAAACGCTTCTTTTTCAGTTTTCCATGTTGCTAATTTATTGGCCTTATAACCATGTTTTAAAACAGTATTATGCCAATGCTTATTTCTTGCATCTTTTCTAAGCAATCTATTACCAGAACCTTTGCCTATGTAAAAGATTCTATTTGTATCAGAAGTTATATGGGCGTATGTATAAAACATAACTAAAGAACAAGTGGCTTGTATGGGCGTAAAAGCTGATCTACGCCAAATGGCAACTTAGCCAACTGGCCAACGGTGGTATCGCTACGGTTGTTATAAAGATGGGTCAAAAGTAATAAACCAGCTTGCTGAATAACTGGGTAACTAGCCAAAGGATTAGCCGCCAAAGTATAGGTAACAACAATCGGATTGCTAATAAACTGGTTTACTTCGCTTGGAATACCGCTAACAATCACTTTATTGCCAGTAGGATCATAGAAATATTGATCAGAAGGGATTAAAACAAATGATGGTGTTGTATCACTTGTGTAATAACCAACGGTATTAATTACTACGCCTGGTATTGCCCCGTTGTCTTGTCCGACTTCTGGCAAATCCAGCATAACTTGTGTGCCACTCATGCCATTAAAAGCCCCGTAATAGACTTTATAGCTTACGGAGAATATGGACATCCCAAGATAATCTTCAATAGCCATACGGGTCGCTAATTCAAGCCCAAACAGATAATCTGCTTGGCTGGTATCGCCAACCAAATTAAGCTGTTGTAGGATTTGATCCAAACTTAGCCAAGAACTGCTTATATCTCGGCTAGTTTGCTCAATCTTTTCATAGCTAAAGGGGTTACGGACTGTACCTAAGTACGGCCCGTTGGTATAACTATCTAATGGCATATTGGCCTTATGATTCTAAACGGACACCCGCAAATACATCACGAATTGTTGAGCATACACGCTTTTCAGCATACAGGGTTACTGTGCCTGGTTGTGTTTGCTCTAAACGCTGGATGCTAAATTCTTCGTGATCCACGATAGTTACGAACTTATCCCAGTTGGCCAAATAGATTGGGAAGTTTCCGCTTCCAACCACTTGCATATATGGGTTAGGAATAACTGGGAAACCAAATACATGAGCAACTGCGCCACCATCAGAATCACCAACTTCAACAAAGAGTGGCTGACCAGTAGAACTGGTTAATTCACGCAATGCAAGGATAGTATTTGGGTGCATATGCCATGCTGTACCTGGCAAACCCCAATATTGGGCTGGCAATGCAGATGCTAGGGATGCAATGTCGTTATAAACGATTGTGCCGCCAGTAGCGGTGCTTACAGTTTTAACTGTGTGCAAACCGTTTGTTGCGCCAGAACCGCTTGTACCAAATGCGGCAGTTGATCCGCTTGGATAGTAGTTTAAGCCACGCAAACCATTGGTTGCACCAGTTGATGTAGTGCCAGAACCAGCTTGATCGTTATTTTGGATCATTGACAATGCTTCTTGTTGGCTAAATTCCAACATTAAATCGCCAACAACGGCTGGATCAAGGTTGTTAATGTCATCCATTGCGGCAGTACGGATTGGCAACTGCGCTGTAATGGCTTGTAAAGGTAATTGCCAGAATGATGTAGCAATGTTTGGGCTACCAGTATTCACATTAACTGGATAACCCCAGGGATTTGTAGGATTGGTTGCGTTACCAGTCTTTACTACAAAAGCCTGATCTGAACCAATCGTTGTAATTTCTCGGCTTGATACCCGCAATGGGTTAGCCATACGCAAAGATGCAAACGCATCATCATAAATAACACGGCCACCAACCCCAGAGCCAGAGCCAGTAAGGGTGGATGCTTCTTTTAAGTTCACCTTAACCTCTTTACCGTTTTTATCGGTAAGGGCTGATTTGATTGCTTCTAGGATTAGTTGGTTTTTCATATTTCTTCCAAAAGATTAAGTTGGGGTGGTCTTTTGAACCACCCCGCCTTTATTACGCTGTTGCTGTTGCGGTAGAACGGTAAGCAATAATACTTAGCGGGTCGACGTTGCTGGTTGCTAGACGTTTTTCGCCATAGAAAGTTATGTAGCCTGGGAGGGTCTGATCATATCTACG